GGGGGAATAATTTCTTTTTTAGAAACTTCTGGAACAGATAATGAATTTTTATATATGATCTTAGCTTTAGGAGAAGGTGAAATAGATGATATAACTTCTATTTTTGTTAATGATAATCAAGTTACATGGTCTGGAGATTTAGCTGATAACACAGAACGCACAGTAGGAAGTGGTGATTCCAATTATTATAAAGATAGCACAAGTTTAATAACTGTTAGACCTCATTATGGTACTGATGCACAAACTTATGATACATTGGTTGGTGGATTAACTTCATGGACAAGTAATCATAGATTAAGAGGAATTTCTTATTTAGCATTAAAATTTAAATGGAATCAAGATTCTTTTGGCAGTATTCCAACAGTTCATGCAATAGTTAAAGGAAGAAAAATTTATAATCCTAATTTAGATGGATCTATCACAGGTGGCTCTGGCTCTCATAGAGCAGATACAAGTTCAACATGGGCTTATTCAGATAACCCAGTTTATCAATTATTAGATTATTTACGAAATAGTCGTTTTGGTATGGGTATTGCTAATGGATATTTTGATACTAATTTTGCTGATTGGCAAACTGCTGGAGATATTTGTGATGTAAATATAACACCATATTCTGGAGCATCTCAAATTGATTTAATTGATAGTCATACAGTTTTAGATACTTCTCAAAAATGTATTAATAATGTGCAAAATTTTTTAACAGGTTGTAGAGGATATTTAAATTATACTGCTGGAAATTATAAAGTTACAGTTGAAACAAGTGGCTCTGCATCTATTACTTTAACAGAAGATAATATTATTGGTGGGATAGGTATTTCTTCTAAAAATAAAAATGAAAGATTTAATAGAGTTATTACTACCTTTATTAATCCAAATAAAAATTATCAAGTAGATGAAGCACAATTTCCGCCTGTAGATGATTCTGCACAAGCAAGTGCTGATCAACACGCAACTATGAAAACTGCTGACGGTGGAATTTTATTAGAAGGAAGATTTGATTTTCCAAGTATTACAAATCCATATCAAGCACAAGAAATGGCAGAAATTATTTTGCGTAGATCAAGATCAAGTCTAGATGTTAGCTTAACTGCTGATGGTACAGCAATGGATTTAGCAGTAGGGGATATAGTAAATATTACTCATGCTACTCCAAGTTTTTCTGCAAAACCATTTAGAGTTTTATCAGTAACTTTAAATCCAGATAGCACTACAAGTTTACAGCTTACTGAACATCAAGATTCTTATTATACTTTTGGAACTCAAATAGTAGTAGCAACAATTCCAGATACTAACTTACCTAGTCCTTTTAGTGTTTCTGCTCCAGCAAGCTTAACATTAACTGATTCTTTGGTGGAGTATTCAGATGGAGTTGTTATTACAAAATTACAAATCCTTGTAGGTGCAAGTACTAATAAATTTGCTCAATATTATCAAGTAGAAGCCAAATTAAGCACAGATTCAGATTATGTTATTGTAGGAAAGGGGACACAATTAAATTATGAAATGTTAAATGTTGTTGATACTGAAACCTATAATGTAAGAGTAAAAACAATTAATAGTTTGGGAGTTAGTTCTACCTATACAACAGGAAGCAGAGTAATTGTAGGGGGTAGTGAGCCACCAAGTAATATAGCAGATTTTTCTATTGAAATGCACGGAAGCAATCAAATGAGATTAACTTGGACACCACCAACTGCTTCAACAGATTTAGATATTGCTTATTATGAAATTCGCTATCAAAATTTAACGAGTGGTGCATTATGGAATAACAGTACAAATTTAATTAGAGTAACAAGAAGAAAATCAGACAATGCTATAGTGAATAGTAGAACAGGTGCATTTCTTATTAAGGCAATAGATAAAACAGGAAATGAATCTATTGATGAAACTATCATTTATACAAATATTGCTAATGTTTTTAATTATACTGATATTTCAACAACAACAGAAACATTATCACTTTCAACAAGTTCTGGACAAATGGATTCAACTTCTCCTCTATGTATTAAAGAAGATTCAAGTGGTGATACAGTTATTGCTCTTGATACTATTACTGATTTTGATGACACTGTAGGAAATTTTGATTCACCAAGTGGAAATTTTGAATTAGGGGGGACAGATACAACAAGCAATCCAACTTATTCAACAGCCAATAGAGATAATATTGGCTATTATAATTTTGCTAACTCTATTTCTTTATTAGCAATATTTGATGGTACAGTTCAGCCAACATTAACATTAGATAATGAAGATCCTTATGATCAATTTGATTCTGGTAGAGGTGTTTCTTTTTTTGATGATGCTAAAGCTCCATTTGATGGAAGTGAGCCATCTCATGCTTTTCATAAGATACAAATAGCAGTTAGTAATACAAGTTTGGGTGATGCCACAATTTATCAAGATATTAGTTCATCAGCAACACATAAATTCAGATATGCAAAATTCAGATTACGATTAACAAATGATGATTATAAGACAAGCAGTAAAATAACAGGATTATCTGTTAAACTAAGTTTGGAAGATAGAACAGTATCTGGTGCTGATATAGTAAGTGGAACAGGGACAAAAGCAATAACATTTTCCAATGCTTTTTATGCAAGTCCTTCACTTGGAATTGCCGCACAAAATATGGCATCTGGTGATACATATACAATTAGTTCAAAAAGTGTTACAGGATTTTCTATTGCTTTTACAAACTCAAGTGTAAGTGGTGTAAGTAGAACTTTTGATTATGTTGCAAAAGGTTATGGATTAACACCATAAAATCATTGTAAAAGAAAACAGAATAGGATAAAAACAAAGTATGTCACAAGTTTCAGATGTAAGTATAGCAAATCAAGGATTTTCAGCTTTCCGTACAGAATTAAATACTATTCTTGGAGCATTAAATACTTCACATATAGGAAGTTCAGCTCCAGCAAGTTTAGGTGCTGGGTCAATATGGGTTGATACCTCTGGTGGAGTAACAGCTTATAAATTATATTTTTATGATGGAGCTCAATCCATTGAAATGGGAACAATTAATACAACAGCTAATACTGTTGATTGGACTGATTCAACTGTTGCTACTGAAGTTGTATCAGATACATCTCCACAATTAGGTGGTCAATTAGATGTTAATGGAAATGCTTTAGGTGATGGGACTTTGGAACTTTTAAAATTTTCTGAAACAGGAAGTGCTGTTAATGAATTTACTATTGCAAATGCGGCAACAGGTGCTGGCCCAACTTTGTCTGCAACTGGTACAGATACTAATGTTGATATTAACATTACATCTAAAGGAAGTGGTAAAATAGTAGTTTCTGGAAGTATGAATGATAGTTTAAGTTCAACAGGAAAAACAATGGTATTAGGATTTTAAGGAGTAAATTATGGCAAGTGAATTATTAAAAGTCGCACATCAAATAGTTACAAACTCAGAAATGGTTTTAATTAATGGTGTAAGTGGACATACATATACTATTTTATCAATTACATTTTGTGAAACTGCAGGCGCTGCAGAAACATTTGATTTGTTTATTCAAGATGATGGTGGAGCAACTGATTATGAAATTTATTCTGATCAATCAATTGGTGCTAATGAAACTTTTGAGCATACAGGTAAAATTGTTATAGAAGCTACAGATCATTTAACAGCTAAGACTGCATCATCTGCTGCAGTTCATGTAGTTGTAAGTTATTTAGATCAAACATTATAGGATAAAAAATGAGTGGAATTATAGGAAGTCGTCTTAATATAAGAGGGTCTGGTTTAGTAGGTAGCTTAGGAACTGATGGACAAGTTTTTACTTCATCTGGTGCTGGTGTTGGTGCAATTTATGAAGCTGCAGCTGGAGGTGGCAAAATTCTTCAAGTAATACATAAAAAATTAACAAGTAATTATAGTATGAGTTCTGGAACTACAACAGATGTAACTGGTTTTTCACAAGCAATTACAATGGCATCATCATCAAACCATCTTTTAGTTTTAGGAAATTATGTTTTTAGACTTGGTGGTAATAGCGCAACTGTTGCTCCTGGATCTAATACTTCTATAACTAATTCAAGTAATGCTCTTTTAGCTGGTGCATATTTTTTACATAATCTTGCTACTAATACACATGAGCCAACTTGGACT